TGTATAACCCTGAGATCTTAAAAGGGCTTTCATTGCTTCTGATAAAGCCATTATTTACCATCCTTTGGGGTTAAATACTTTTCTATTACAAGATCTTGAGATAAAAATCTTTCATACAAATAAGAAAAACCAAGTTTATCATCTTCTTTTAATTTCTTTACAGTTCCATCATAAATTAATCTTAAATCAATATTAGATTTTGCTGTAATAGATTTTGCTTCTCTGCCAAGTAGTTCTTGTGCTATCGCTTTTCTTACGTCAAGATAAGCAGATACTGATTTCCAAGTCGTATTGTTTTTATTGTCTTTCATAAACTTATCGTCATTTAAAATCTTACTAAGCCCTAAAATAACTTTATTAGTTTTAGATCCATCTGAATCTAAGTAATCATCATACCAAGCGGTTTGAGCATACTGACCAGTTTTTTTGTCAAATATAGGTTTACCTTCAGCATCTGTTTGAATTGCTAACTTGCTAATAAAAGATTCTTTAAGCAATTTTAAATCTTCAGCACCTGTTTGTTGAACAGATGAAAGACCTCTCATTATAAGTTCATTATCAATAGCATCAGCTATTTGATTATATTTAATCCATCCTTTTTCAGCATCATTCTTCTTTTGAGATTCTGCTGGACTTTGTGATGATAAAAATCTATCAGGAGAGTCAGGTGAAACTTTCTTATTATATAGATAGTTATAAGCTGCTTGAGAAAAATCATATCCACTAGGATCATTAACGACTAATCCAACAAGTTTGGGATCAATCTTACTTAGATCAGATACTAGCCCACTATACTTACTAATATTTTTAGTTGCTTGAACTGAAGATTGAACTCCAGTAGGGTTTTTAGAAAGACTAGATGTAAATGAAAAGAACTCTGGGTAGTCTTGTAAGAACTTAGTATCTGCTTGTAGTCCATAGATTCTTTTATATTCCCTTGACTTATCCAAATAATACTTGTAAGGACTATCAAATCGTGGAGCAAAGGGCATAATTAGGCTGGCTGCGGTACGCATATTCCAATAAGCCTTAGTCATATCCATAATTTTCGTTGGACTAACTGGTGGCTTACCATCACGCTTTGCGTTTTGTTGTTCTGTATTCCAAATTAATTGATAGGTTCTAGCAAATTGTGGATCGTCTTGACCGCCAAAGCGGGTTTGTGCCTTCTTAAACCAAGTTGGTAGAAATCCAGATACAACATCTTTAGATGGACCGAATGGTAATGCCCATTTAAGAGATTCTTCTATTGAAGGTTGTTTTTTAACTAACTCAGATACCGGAACTCCAACGTATGGACCTACTGGAAAAATATCAGATATAATATTTGGATTACCAGTATTATAAAGAACATCCATTCCGCCTTGGAATAAAATATCCAGTGATCCTTTTGGAATTCCAAGTTGGGTTAATGATTGCAAGCCTGGTATATTGGTAATACCTTTAGGTAACCCAATCCAGATAGTATCATTGCCGGTAGTTTTACCTACTGGGACTGGTTTATTATCCTGATCAGTTACAAGACCTTCTCTGTTTGGCGCTTGCCATACAAGATAACCTTTATTTACTATAGATGGATTAGCTACCGCTAATTTCATCCAAGTCTTGTAAGCATTTTCCTGCGCTGAAAAAAATGGATTTATATATTTCATAGCGGTAGCAAGATTAGTCTTACGTTCAATATTAAAAAGAATACCTTTCATTTCCCTCAAAGCAATTTTGTGGGATTGAGACATAATTAATTCTTGATCAGCTTTACTAAGTATATCGCCTTTAAGACCCGCAACAATATCAATTCTACGCTTAGCTTCTTGACGATATAAATGAACATAGAGTGGATGTCTAGCCCAAGCATCTTCAGGTAATGTACCTAATAATTTAAATAGACTATTTATTCTTTCTTTAATTTTAATTTGAGATGTATTTTCAATAGTCTCTTTTAGTATATTACCGTGAATAAGAGGCAGTGTTGTAGGATCTTTAAAAGTACTTCTTAAATCTTGCGGAGTTATTGTTTTAATTTTAGATCGTAAATTGGATGATACTGGAAGATACTGATCTAAAAAGCCACTAATTCTAGTAACATATTCAACAGAATCTTCTGAATTAATAGCTAATCTACGGCGTAGGTCACGACCATTTGGTGAGGACTTTAACCAACGAGCAATATCATCAATAGATTGACCTTCAGCAATTTTCATTACCACTGCTGAGTTGCCAAATTGTGTGCGTAATGTCTGTGCCCATTGATCAAAGTATGCTATATCAGTAGGTTTAACTACTCCGAATCCTTGAGTAGCAAGATTACGTTTGTATAGGTCAGTATTACTATCAACCATACGTTCAAAAGAATTACCAGATGAAGCAATACGCCTAAACATATCACCTAGCGGACCACCAAAAGCATCATTAAGAATATAGGTTTGACCATCAGATGTGGTTACCTCATAGGAGCCAGAACCTATTCGGCGTTTAGGTTCAGCACCTTTAGATCTATTTAATACATCTGCATAATGTTGGTATATAGCTTGTTTTTCTTCTTGTAAAAGTTTAAAAGTATTAAGTTCAGCCGCAAGATCTAAATCATCAGGGTTTAAAGATACCTTAGCATCTAATGCAGATATCTTACTTTTTAATTCATTTAATTCATTTACTACCTTAGTACTTGATTTTTGAACTTGACTAAAGGTCATATTTGAATCTACTGCTCGGTACTTATCAATTAAACGAGATGGGGTTTTAACTCCATCGTAAATAACATTGCTAAGACCAGCGCCTAAGTGACGTAAGGATGCGTATGCACCAACAGATGCAGCAATACGAAGCTGAGAGTCAATACCGTTACGAGTTGTATAACCCAAACGAAGTAATGCACCTGCCTTAAAAGCATCTTGAAGCAAGTCTGCATAATAAAGTGTTTTATCTTTTTTTGTGCCAACAAAAGATTTTAGAGTTCCAGCATTACGCTTTAATAGATTATCCATTAAATCAAAATCCATTAGTGGTAGATAGTTAGCAGTTTGAGATTCTAATTGCTGTACGAAAATAATAGAAGCATCGGTATCTACCATAAAGCCTTTATCTTTAATAGACTTCAATGCTGATGTTCTAGCACCGTTATAAAGGTTATATATTTCCTCAGCATCTTCTGCTTCTAAACCATATTTTAGAGCAATTTCTCTTACACCAGTTGTTTCAAGATTAATTGTTGCAGTAAATCTTCCTTCTGGTGTTGATGCTTTTATATATTCATCTAATAATGATTTACTTTGTGCTGGTGTAAAATCAGTTATCTTTTTTTCTAACCTAGAAACGTTAGCAATAATCTCTCTATAAGAATCTGGGTCATTAAAATCTACTAATCCTGCTGGTCGTTCACCCTGATTCCAAGATATTTTCTGATACAAGCGATGAAATGGAGTAGGTTGGTATACTTCAATCTTAGGACTGCCTACTGCTTGATCATAAAACTTAACAGCTCTTGATTTTGCTACTAGATCTTCTACACCCTGTAGAATTTTACCAGTAGTACGAGTTAAAGTTCCCCCAGATTGTACTAGGTTACCCGCATCATCAATATAAGAACCACCAACACCCATTAGATCAGCAAAGTATTTATCAGTTGCTGCTAAAGATCTATAATTAGATAATGCCTCATCTGTTACTGCTTTATTATCATTTAAAAATGGAAGCATACCTGTACCGTCAGGAGCAGCAAATAATTTAAACTCATCTACTGCTGATAACTTACCACGCTCTGCTTCTAAAGCATCAGTTATATATGCTCTTTGTAAACGTAAATCATCCATAGCCTTAGGATCACCAAGTGCTGAACGAAGGATAAGCGCAGTCTCATCTACATCTACTGAATCACCTAATAGATGGGCAAGTAGTCCTGGATTAGATGAAGATTTAACCATAGGATGAGAAATAGCATAAGCAGAACCGTTTTCCGTAAAGTCTTTCAGTACTTTAGTAAAACGATTATTTACTCCGTATTGTGCTTTAGTAATATCCTCTGCTGCTTTAGCTACTAAATCTGCGTTCTTTAATTTACCAATACCAAGTGTGCTTGCTCTAGCAACTTGTAAACCTTTACCAAGACCAAAGCTAATATCGCCAAATATTTGAATACCAACATTTGCGCTTTTTTCTAAAACACTAAACATACCGCTTTTATATGCGGCTTCTCTTTCTCTTGGGTCATAAATATTAAACTGTGGATCATAAGACCTTCTAGTTGCTGCAACAGTACCAGAAAAAAGTGCTTTGCCAAAATCTATTTCTTGTGCACCTTTATAGGCTTTCTTCCAGTCATCAGGATTAAAAAAACTTGCTTTTCCACCTGATACTTCACCTTGCATTAAAAAGTAAGTAGATGCTGGTTCTCTAATTACTTCTTGATTTGCTTTATATAAAAATTCACCAGCAGTAGAAAGTACATTACCTGCTTTTGCAACACCCGGAAATTTATAAATTGCTCCACCGGCAGAAGCAAAAGGTTTAACTATATCTGTTCCTTCTTTTGCCCAAGCAGTTTTAAAAGGTTTAACAAAACCATTATACTCATCGTCATCATTCCAAGGTGCAGTTCCTACATCCCAAGCAAATCTTGATGCGCTACCCGTAGCCTCTGCCACATCTCCTGCAAAACTAAATATACCTTTAGTAGCGTTAGATGCTACATCACCAATTCTGTTCCATACACTCACAACTGATCCCTTAATTGTCTAATAGCTTTACGAGTCTCTGGTGATGTATTGGGTAGATCTGAAACGTAAGCAAGTACTGGCATATAAGATGAAATTGCTGCTCTAAAATTTGTATCATCTGGTTGGCGCATAGCAAGTGCTTCTGATCCTGCACCATCTCCCATATCAATACCATTAGTAATAGGTTCATCTGGGCGTTCTGTTGGAGCAAATAGTGGAGTAACTGGTGCTTGCGCTACCGGATTAGCAGGTCTTCCACCTACATTATCTGCAATACCACGAGTCTTTGACTTAGGTGTTGCTGTATTAAGTGCGGCAGTCTCGCCGCCTTCTCCGTATGATGTTGAACCTAAACTCATATCTGTTCTCTTGGAGTATTTACCTGGGCCTGATGCGCCAGCTAATGGACCTCTTGCCATTATTCCTCCTTTAAAGTTTCTAAGTCTTGCGAAAATTTTTGCCAAACTTTATCTTCTTGGCTTTTTTGATTTGAATGATAGACAGCTAACTGGTGTAAGTCATCTGCTAAAGCATCTATAGCCGATGCTATATTTAAAACGAATCCTGTAATGATTACAAAATAATCAGACGTTCGTACTGGGCGATTAAGATTGTTATCGTTATTCACCCAGTACTCCTGTCATTAAAATAATTACGCCTTTGTTCCTTTACGACCTGGTGGTGTAATACCAAAAAACACTTTTCCACCTGCTGGCTTTGATGTATCCTTCTTACCTTCTACAGGCTTTGCCACTGGTGCTGCTGCTCTTGATCCCTTATTCATTATTCACCTCCCTTGTTATGCTGCTCCGCCAATAGAGGCGAGTAGTTGTGCGATATCAGGTCTAGGTCCAGCAGCAGGGGCCTCTCCGCTTTGTTGTTGTTCAGTTGGCTGCGAGGCAGGAACGGGGGCCGTTCCTACTGCTGGAATACTAGATTGTTCTAGAAGTGCCGGTGCTGTTGGTGCCACCGGTTGTGGTTCTGGTGCAAATGCTTTTTCTATAATAGTTTCTAACTGGAAACCTTTTTGTCTGCCTTGTATTACTTCGGCAATTCTCGTAATGATTTGAGATGGGTCTTGACCTTGGGCAGCAAGTGCGGGAATAGCTTGTGCATACTGAGCAACAGCAACCCTAAGAGAATCACGCATTTCTTCAATGTCAACTCTTTGTTCTTCTTGCGTAACATTTAACTCCATTGGTATTTCTCGGCGAACATAATCACGGGACACTAACTTATCGCTACGCATTTGTAGTAATGCAATGATGGCACGGTTAGGATCCATACCAGACATAATGCCGTAACGTACATCTACGCCATACTCGCCTTTAATATCGCGAGATGGTGTGTACTTCATTGTATAAGGTGTACCGTCATCGGTTCCCTTAATAGTCTTAGTCATATTACCAAAGACAACCTCATCTACTTCAAAACAAAGTGAGGTTAGCTCTTGGAATAACCTAGCGAACTGTGCTTGTGCTGCTTTAACTTGTGTATCAAAGCCAGCTTGTAATGCTTGAACTCCACGACCTGTAACAACAGAGGCATCAATATTACCTGAACGAGATTCAGGGTAGCGAGAACCTAATCTTAACTCACGCTCTAGTACACCAGACTCTGTAAAGACTCCTGCTGGTAGTTCTAGTGGAACTCTACGAATACCTTGTGGATTAGCAGACCTCATAATTGCATCAGGTCCTAGTGCTAACTCCTGTACATCTTGTGGAATAGCAATAGGTGCTTGAATAGATTTCTCTGCTGCTTGGATCTGTAATACTGCAAAGCGAGCACGGGCTAACTGAACAGATAGAACATCATCAAACTGTCCACGAGCTTCACCATCTAAGGATGAACGAAGTGCAACTCTTGCTAAACACTTACCTACTGGGTTAGGTGTATTAGATAGAACTAAGTTATTACGCTCTGGTATAAAAATTAAGTCTTGATCTTTATCGTGGTATCTAACGATAGATAGGTAAGGGGATGCGTAAGAATAAACAGTCTTACCAACTATCTGATCGTAGTACTCAGGATACTGGGATGCGATACTCTCAGCATCGGATGCAATGATCTGTGATATGGATAGGCAACGACCAAATCTATCTACCTCAGGATATACACCAAAAGGATTTAATAAACGGATACGAGGATTGTTTGTCTCATAATCCATCTCAATCATTGCTGGCAATAGACCGTAGGTATTAAAGTAATCAGCACCGGTATACATCTGGATCTGTAGATCAGATGATGAGACGTAATAATTTGCTATACGAGTTCTAGTATCAGCAGCACGGCGTTGGGTATCAGATACCATATTAGTTGCTGCACAGTTAAAGGATGGCAGTGGTGCCATTACCTCTGCTAAATCACGAGC